TCTCCATGACGACCATACGAGGTACATAAATGGGCCTTCCATGTTCATCATTAAGTGGCTCCCCGGAATCATTCGTCTTCAACTCCCAGAACTCTTGATTCGTAATTGAATCAAGCTCATGCCTCTCGGCGATGTCGGTGGCAGCTATAACCGCAGATTGAATCGAATGTACGATGTCATCTAAAGAATGATCAGCCATTATGTCTCCAAGTTACCGTCTGATGTACTTGAGCCAAGCGTAACGCTTCCTGGTCGCCAGATATCCGCCCTCCTCCTCGTGTCCGTAGGCTTCACGCTCGAACGGTATCTCTCGATACGCCCTATCTCCGTCTCGATACCTGACGAAGTTGATGAGCCAGAATGAAGGGTACAGCAGTAGAAATCCGATAAAACCAAGCTCGACCCACTGAAGGTAGTGGATGGTCTCATGTCGCTTTGTGGTCTTGCTCATTTTGCCGCGAGCGAAGACGAACAAAGCAAGGCTGATAGCACCGATTTCAATAGGAGAAACCTTTGACAACCAAACAGGAATCCGGCTGTTTTCCTTGAATATTGGAAAGCATCTACGCTTGGTTTTTTTCATGTTCATCCTCAAAAGCTGGGGCGGTTGGACTCGAACCAACAACGGTCGGGGTAACAGCCCGATGCACCTGCCTGTGGCGCTTCACCCCATTACTTCTTCTTCAATCCGTAGTTGTCCCTGGCCCATCCTTCGCCCTTGAGGCTGAAGTTGGTGACACATATCTTTCGCTTCATATCGACGGATGTGCCGAAGTCGAGAGCACAAGCCCCACAATGGGGGCTTGGGTCTCCAAATGCCTGCAAAACTTCTACGGTTTGATTGCAGTTAGGGCAGACGAATTGATACAGCGGCATCGTTAATCGTCAAAGACAACTTTTTCTTCGTCTGGTACTGGGTACGTTTCGATTTCTTCTGTTGTCTGAGCGTTGCTTGCAATGGCACCAGCGGACATCGCAACAACCAGTTGCTTGATCAACTCTTTAAGCTCACCATCATCTGTGTTCTTGCTGCTCAAAGCTTCGACAACTTCGGGTGCGATTGGGCTTGTGTTTACATTTACAGTAGTCGTAATCGGCACTCCGTTCCTGTAAAGAAGCTCTTCGGTGTTGTCTACATCTACAAACTTGACCACCAAATACAAACGCTCAACGCCGTCTGGTGCAAAATCGATCTTCACTTCATAGTCCATCAGCACCCACTCACCATTAGGCTGAGAGTTGCGAATGGTCTTGAGCATGCCTCTGATTGCTGATTGAACGATAGACATCCAGGTTTGCTCGTTCACCTTTCCTTGAAGGTTGTGCAGAGGCCAGGAGCAATCGCCCAGCTTAGTTCTGTAGTCCTTGCACTCCTTTGCCTTCTTCGTTGGTAACTTTTCAGAAGAAATAATTTCATTCAAAATGCTAAGCAGTGACGATGTTTGGTTGATAAACGTCGCTTGCTTGTTTCCTTCTTGTAGTGTTTTGCCAACGAATGGATTTTTAGCGCGCTCTACTTCTTCAAAAAGACTCATTGTCTTCTCCTATTACTTTCTCGAACGATTTGTTTTTTTGCTTTCAACTCTAAGGTTTTTCTTAGAGTTATTTTTTGGGTTTCCGTCTTTGTGATGGACATCTTTACCATCACCCTTTTTAACACGTTTGAGCATTGTCATGATGCGGCGAGCGCGATTTCTACCCGCCCGCCGCTTCTTCTGCTCCGGTTTGCTATGGTATTCCCGGTATTCCTTTTTGTAGTCACGAGCCATATTGGTACCTAATCTTCGAGTACGGATTCTTCCTTCTCTTTCTCCTTAACCTCTGAAAGCTCGTCGAGTTGTTCGGTCAACAGATTCATAGAATCCATCTCAGGAATATCATTCATCTCAACGACTTTGAGATCCTCAGCTATGGCATCTTGCTTCCCATCATGATCATAGGCATTGGAAGTTGTATCATCCATAGGAACGATGCCGCGAGCAAACGCATACCTAAGTCCAGTCTTGAGTGCCATCTCGATAGGCCACTGGCCCCATGGGGATTGGTTCTTGTTTCGCTTCCAGGCATCGGAGTTGGCCCTACGCTTTTCGATGTCGGCCTTACGGATGACAACAAAGTCTTTAGAGCCGTCCTTGTAGTGTGCAACTACGTATACCGCTGTAAGAGATTCCCATGATTGTTGTGCGTTTAGGTCTGGTACGTGTTCCAGCTTTGGCTCCGTTCCTTCGATGACATGGAACGTGTCGCTTTCAAACACAGCCTTGGTTCGGAGTCGGACTCCTCCCCTGGCGGCGAGCTTGGCGAACCCTCGGTGGGATACTTGCCATTGAAGCGTTTTGCCTCTTGGTAGCAAGTAAACGTCAGGCAGTGGCCCACCGGGCATAAGACCAGTCATAGCAGACAAGGCAACCGCCTGGGCGACCGAGGCTGGGTCACAAGAGTACAGACGGTCATTGACCTGTGCTGCTTGTCTAAATGCCAGCGCAACTCGACCAGCGGCCTGCGCTCCTTCTTCTGTGCCTACCATTGTCTGAAGAAAATCAGAAGCCTTGGACTCGACGTTGTTTCTAAACTGAACTGCTGGATGTAGTGCGTTAGCCATTATTTCTCTCCTGTGTAGTTGAATCTGAATGTTCTGGTTGGTTCGCCTTCTATGATGTACTTCTTGGCGAGGTCTGGGTTGTCGGCTTCGAAAGATGATCTATCGAATCGACTTCTTGGTTTGCTCTGGGACCATGTTGCGACACCAGCAATACCATATGCGGTGCCAATCTGTTCTTTGAGTTGATTTTCCAAACGACGCTTTTGATCGTCAAGCTCGGCGCATTGTCGGCGTATGTCTTTCAGCTTTGCCGCCAACTCGATGTGGGTATCAGAAGGCTCGATGAATGTCTTGGATTCTTGCTCGAAGAGCTTTGCTAAAGACTTAGAGCAGGCTGTTGATCCATCAACTTCGGGCGGAGCGCCAGCACGTATGTGCTTGTCATACCAGTCGCGGACATAGTCAAGAATCTTTGATTCCACTGACTTGTCTCGATAAATGTTGAAGGACCTATACTCATCTGACATGGTTGCGAAGGCCGCAAGATCGCATCGGTCATCGTCAGTTACCGCCATCTGCCAAACACACTGGGCGGCATAGTACGGTGGGACTGAGTTTGTACCAGAAAAGCCCCACCTGTGATCGAACTTTCGAGTAGATTTGATCTCAAGCAACCACTTTGCACTGTCTGAGGTGACAAAGAAATCGGGACGAGCGTGCATCCACTCTTCCGGTCCTATGATTGGATCGGCCTCGTATGCGGGTCCGCTTTTGATTTGAACGTTATTTAGGTGTGCGTAGTGCGCTCCGATTGCCGGTTCGAGGATGTGTCCTCGTTGAGTCGCTGCTGATGATGAGCTTTCAGTCAACCCATGTGCCCTGGCCCATACATCCCATGGACTACTCCAGGGCGAAAGGCCGAGTATCGCTCCGATGCTACTGCTGCCTATAGTAGGCAAGTCGTTTGGCATTTTTTCTCCTATTTGCTTGTACGATTGGATAGTATCATGATGTGATGGTAATACCATCACTTTTACCGGACAAAATCTGACTGGACATTTAATGAACATCAGGAACTATCGAGAGGCTCAGCCTCGATTCAATAGTCGCTTTGCTTTTTGCAAGTGGATCAACGAGAGCTTGTCTCAACGAGACCTGAGCATTTCCGTTCCCTATCTGAGAGATCTGGAATCGGGACGATCAGTGCCCTCGTTGAGACTTGCCATCGCTGTAGAGGATCTCACAAACAACCAAGTTTCAGTCAGAGACTGGGTTGGGTTGTCTATAAAACGATGATCAGGCTTCAGCAGGCTCGATATTTTTGATTGCGTGCATCACGCTTACAAATGTTTGAGCGATGTGAAACTCAATATCTAAAAGCCTATTGAGCTTCTCCGGTGTGCTGGCTTTGCATATAAGCTCATCATATTGGTCATAGACGATCCATTCATCTTCAGCTTCTATTACTGACCAACCTACTGGTAGTTTCTGTACAATATCAACCATCTTAATGACATCCGATCTGCGTATAGAGTTTATTTCTTTTTCGAGCCAAACCGCGCATTGATCCAATATCATCGACGCAATCAATAACGATCGGATCTTGTTTTTCAGGGTGTGGTCGCATGACTCTGCCGATTCTTTGTTGTATTCGACCCATAGCCTTTGTCGGAGTTGTAAGCACAACTGTGTCCAAAGACGGTAGGTCAAGCCCTTCATCAGCAACCGTGGTCGCGCAAACGACCTGAATTTGTCTTTTATCCGCACGATCTAAAACCTCTGCTCGTTGTTTCTTAGTCATCTTACCGACCAGTGGTTCAGCGATGATGTCATGTGCGCTGATTTGCTCTGCCAACTTTATACAATGATCCACCCGATCAGATAA